TAAACCTTGGGGTTTTAAAACGGCGTTGTACTGGAAGTACAGAATCAAGCATGCCGTATAAAGATAAAATTGTTAAGCAAACTAAACAAAAGACGTACGCAAGTACGTACTACGCCAACAATAAAACGACCGTAATAGCTGCGAGCAAGGCTTCTGCCAAGGCGTATAAAGATCAATGGCGTAGCTTTAAAGCTACATTATCGTGCATTAAATGTGGGCAAAACCACCCCGCTACGTTTGACTTCCACCACATTGACAGTAGTACTAAAGAAGCCTCGGTCAATAAGCTAATAAAAAACCGTGCGTTCAAGCGGGCTATGGAAGAGGTCAAAAAGTGCGTTGTGCTTTGCGCCAACTGTCACCGCATACACCACCACGACGAGCGTTTAAACAAAAAAGCTAAAAAGAAGAAGGGGGCCGAAGCCCCCTAGTATTACTTGTTACCCGCAGCTTCTTCAGCAGCATCTGCAATGTCACCGTCAATCTCTTCTTCGGTGTCGTCTTCATCTTCAAACTCTTCGTCGTCGGACGCGGCTACGTACTCAACAGCCCAGCCGTAGTTTTCTTGAAATTCTACAAACTTCTGGAAAATTTCAATCATCTCAAAATCGTGAGTCTCAATAGACAGCTTGTTGTTACCAAAGTAACCAAATTCCATTTCAAATTTCATGATGTGCCCCTGTGTTTATGCAACCACATTGGCTGCAAATTGATCGTAGTTTAACTTTGTGACAAGAAAAAGGCCACCCGCAGGTGGCCTCAAACTTACCCTTATGGGGCTGTTTTATTAGGTCGAACCGGGGGAGCCAAAGACGCCCAATGGATCGCTGAAGCCGAAGCTGTAACGCTCACGGGCTTTGTAACGAACGTTACCTGTATCAAAGTCACCATCCATAGACGTAGACAAAGCCATACGTTCAAAGTGCTTCAGGCCGTTAGGAACGTCTGTGCACAAGAACCAAGCGTTTGTGTCGGTCAGGTAGTGGTTAATTGTGTAACCTTCAGGGATTGAACCGTTGTTCTTCAACGCGTTGATGTCGTTGTCGGCAGTGCCAACACGGAGGTTGGTTTCGAGCAAACGAGTAGCAACGAACTGAAGTGCTGGAGGCACAACCAATTTTCTAGGTTTAGCAGCGATCAACAGACCACGCTCATCAGTCCAAGCAGCGATCTGAATCACAGCGTTTTCCAACGATGTTTCATTCAAGTCAGAGTTGGTTGAAGGACGGTTGCTGTTGGTGCCACCGGAGATCAGGGGGTGCGCTGTAGAGAACAGAGCAACACCATCACCACCAGCATAAACACCACCTGTGAAGCCGTTGTTTAAGACGGATGCAGCTTTAACCTGCTTGGTGTAAGCCATAGCACGAGCCAAGCCCTTGGTGTAGCGAGCAGACAAGCTGTCGTACAAGTTATCTTCAACCGCTTCTTCAGTGATTGAGAAACCCAAGGCAATGGTTTCATGGTTGTAGCGAGCCGTGAACGCTTCTTGCGCATTGTCATAAGCAATGGCAGAACCTTCGTTCTTGACAGGAGCCGCAGAGAAGCCAGACAGTTTTGTCTCTTCTTCAAAGCTACGCTCAGATTTCTCTGTTTCGTAGATTTCTTTGTGCTCTTCGCCGTAAGTAGCGTACTGCAAGCCAAACAAAGCGTTCAGGCCGGGGAGCAGTTCTTTAAGTAGTTGTGCGCGTGAAATAGCCATGATTTACGCTCCTTATATGCCAGTGGCGTTGTTGTACTGATGCATAGTCGCATTGATCTTAACAATAACTTCAGGGAAGTTATCAGCAGCAGTTGCGGTGTCCCGAACTACATCAATGATACGAATAGGCAGAGTATTGGTTGTTGTAGTTGCCGCCAAAATAGCTACGGCAGAGTTACCTGTCGTGGTGCTACCGGAGTTCTGTACCAACTCGGCGTTATTTCCAATGGAGGTAATGCCAACACCAGAAATAGTCGTTCCGCTGGAAACTACAGAAACTTGAAACAACGTGTCAGGATCATCAGCGACCACAGCAAAAATCTGCGTGCCAGACTTGATAGCCTGACTTGCTGGATAAAACTGTTGTTGCTGGACTTGACCAGTTGAACCATTGGTAAACTGAACACCTAAGAAAATACCGACAGGAGTGGCGGTTGCTGTACCGGTATCCTTCTCGATTGTTCCTGCTGCAACACGTTTGACCAAGTCACCATAGAAAATGTCTGTGGCGTAACCACTCGCAATTTGCATCAGGCGAGTTGAACCCGCGAACACCTGTCCACCTATTAGGTTTACAGGCTTTAGACCGTAAGGGGCCGAGACTGTAGGATAAGCCATAAAGACTCCTATAAATTATTTAGAACCAGAACCAAATCCTGTTCCGCGACTTGTTGTTGACTTGCGGTCAGCAAACAAGGGCATCCGAGGGTCATTATTTCGCATGAAATGGTTGTCAACTGAATCCATCTGGTTTTGAGCTTGCTTGTCGTAATACTCAGCGCGCGCTTGGATGCGTTCTTTGGGAGCCTTGCAAAGCATCAGCCCACCAATTTCCACATTACCGCTTGCATTGTTGCCAAACAAGGCCAATTCTGGATGATCCACTGCTTTCACCGGCTCATAACCATCGCGCATCTGTAAGGACACGTTGTTGGCTAACGGCTGACCTAGCACATGAGTCGCTACCCAGCGAAACGTGTAATCTGGATCAGGTGTCGGATCGGGCAAATTGCTCGGGGGCACGTATACCGTACGAGCAGATTTATCGCGTGACTTAGTGTCACGATTTGATCGGTCAATTGTTTCAGCCATTTCAGTTCTCCAACTTTGCTACTTGAACAGCATACTGCTGTGGGGTTAAACCAAATTTTTTCGCTAACGCTACTTGCGTTTGAGTTAGCCTAATTTTTCCTGCACTCGTAGAACGAGATACAGAGGCAACCACTGTCGTAGGTCGTTTTTGAACCTCACCAGACCTTGGCTTGTCATTTGCTTGCCCGAATAAATCCGGAAAAGTTGACTTCATGCGACCATCAATTTGGTCGAAATATTCAGCAGAGCGGGGATCCACTCCGTTTGTGACTAGTTTTTGATGCAGCCCTAGTGCGTAGCTGGTGTATTCTTCAAACCCTTGCTGTCCGAACCACTGGTTTTTTGCCTGCCAGCGCAGAGTTTTTTCGTCCGGTTCAGCCCTTGAAGGTTGGGCTTGTTGCGTTTGTACCTCAAAATTATCTTCCTGTAAAGGGGTGGGGCGATAATTTTTTACTTGTTCTGCACGAATCTTTGCGTCCATCACAGCTTCTTGGGCTTCGATGATGGCATCCGTGTCATAGGACTCTTGGGCTTCCTTGAGTTTACGCCTTGCCATAGCCAACTCAGTATCGGCTTTTGACTTAGCGCCCTCAATGATGGCTTCTTGTCCTGTGTAAACGTTTTGCTTGAGGCGTTTGTTCTCCTCAATCAACTGCTGTGCAAGACGCTCGAGCTCTTGCTTCTCACGCATTGTTGCTTCTTTGACACGGCGCTCGTCGTGACGGGCGTGGGTCAACTCTTTAATGCGTCCCTTGACTTTGTCAGAATAGGACTCGATCTCTTCATCGGTTGGATCAAGCACTTCACGGTCTAGGGGCTTGCGGCCTCTGTCGCGCTCAGGCGTGTCATCTTCAATTTCAATCTCTACTTCATCAGCCCCTTCAATCTCAAACTCAACCTCGTTGGTCTTCTTGTCTTCGACTTCGTCGGGGAACTTGTACGGTTCAGCCATATTCTTCCTTTCAAGCGCGGGTTAAGCCGCGGGGGTCTTGCACAACAGCATCAACTTGGTCGTCGTTGATGAGACGGAACTCCTTGCCAAAGATCTTGAATCTTGTGCCGGAGTAAGTACGTACTAACACGAAGTCGCCCTCTTTACACCATGCTCCGTTGGGAAACTTAACGGTGTCGTTATACGCATCAGGGCCTACTTTCAAAACAAACAACACAGTGGTTGCTGTTTCTTCTTGGCGCATAAACTCAATTGGTTTATACAGGTTTGACCCTGCAATCTTCTCGTCGACATCTGGCACAGCGCAAAGAATCTTCCAACCTGTTGGGGTGGGAAGTTGCGTAGCTTTCATTTCGTCTGAAGCATCAGGCTCGGGTGCATCCAAAGATTGGATGGGTTCAGGCAGTGCAAAAGCACCGGGGGAGAGATCAAGATCACTCATTAGATTCTTCAACTTTCTGTGCAAGGTCAAGTAGATAACGCTCTGCAAGGGCTAGACCCTGAATAATCCCGCAGAGTTTTTGGTACTCTTCAAAAGTACGGCAAGAACCGCCAGCCAAGTCATCGGCATAGTTGT